AGGAGTAGAGATAGTTCCGTTCGCTTTCAAAATACCATTAACGACCAAGATACCATTAACAGTTCGTGTACCGTTATCTACACCTGCTGCATTACCAAGGTTGAGAGCATTTTTAATGTCAATGCCATTCTTGAGACTCAACGCATTTTTAATAGTTGTTCCAAGTTTAGTTGTCAGTCCAGTAAATGTACTGACAGAGATTACATTAAGGACGCCAAATATATTTGTAATACCAGTAACTTCAAGTGAGGCTGGAAGAGATACCGATAAAGGTGGACCAATCATTACTGTTGCTCGAGCAACACCAACACCAAAAGCAGCACCAGCATAGACAGGACCATTCAGGACTGTTGTTCCTGGGGTAACTGCAGTAACACTGGCTAGAAAAGAAGTATCAATGGCTCCGACGATTAACTTATCGCCAACCATTCCGATAGGAGTAACAAATCCCATTACTCTAAGAACTCCGTGAATCTCTGAATACCGATCATCAACTTTCCAAGGAAAGATGCCTTAACGAAATCAGTTAATGTGGATGCTTCAAAAGTAATACCAGCACTAGCATTGATAAACTGACCACCCATTCTCAAATCATGAGACGCAAGAACATTGACCGTGGTTCCTTTGATGTTTGTAACAGCAGCCTTGAGATAAATGTGTTTACCAGAGAGGATCGTTACCTCTCCATCATCTGCTGTTGATTCAATTCTGACGTTTCTGCCTTTGATAACAACGTCACCATACTGTGCCTCAATAATGATTGCACCGTTCTCTGCTTGAATGATCTTTGCGGGTTCATCTTTCTTACATTTTTGACCACAAAGATCCATGGATGTCTTGAGACATCTTTGTCTGGATACTCCATCTTTATACCACACATAACCCTGGGCGTTATCAGTGATAACTCCATAGTCAGTAGTCTTTCCTTTATCAGCACCCTTGGTGATTTTGACACCAGAAGTTGTTCTGAATCCAGGAAATTGTCTAAAATAGTATTTGGGTTGATCAGCCATTTATCGTCCAGGACATTGAACTTTGTTAATGATAGCAATTCCTCTTGCCTTGAGTTCATCAGGTCCAAGAGTAGTAGTGATAACGGTCGTGTTTGGTTTGTAAGAAGTAACGGCTAACAGATCTGCTCCCGTCCCAGTATTCGTATTTATTGTGATATCTGGGCGGGTCTCGAATCTATCGGTACAAGTAAGATTCTTAATACCAATGATAGATCCTTGAGGATTCAAAACGAAATCGAAAGTACAATTTCCATATTGACCAAAGTCACCATCAGTATATCCAAGACCAGGGCGATCAACATATACATCGGTAACAATGCCAACAGGAACACTACTTACTCCAGCAATGACAGTTGTTGTGACATTATATGTTGTTGTATTAGCAATACCAGCATAGAGATTTCCACTGTTATCTGTGAATGCCCCTTGAGTAATATTGATATGATACTCAGTTTCTGGAGAAAGTGGAGTTGTTGGACAAACTTTAATAGTATTGCTGTTAACAAATTCTACTTTATCCCTATCAACTACGTCAATAGAATCATGAACTTGATTGGATAATGTCTCAATGATGGTGACTTTACCAGATCCTCTTTGAATTGGTTCACTAAACTCAAATTGGAAACAAGTTAAGGTAGAAACACCAACAGAATTATCTGGTGGAGTGAGAACAGATATAACTGGAGGAGTTATATCAGGATCGGTTTGGCCAGTGGTTGGACCTGGCAATTGATCAGGTAATCCAATAACATCACCAAGAGATGTTTGACAATAACCAAATCCAGGATCTCTGATAACAACATTAACAACTCTTCCATTTGAATCGAGGATTGCCTCTAGATCCGCACCACCACCATGGTTAGTCTTATCAATGACAGCAACTGTAGGAGCTTCATCATATGAAGATCCAGGATTAGTAATTACAACTGCAAGAATAGATCCATCCACAGCAACAATGGGCACTCCTTCTGCTGCAACAGTGGCATCTCCAACGAATTCAACTTTTGGTGGAATACATTTGGGGAAAATAAATCCTGGTGGAGTGATACCAATATCATCTTGCGATGTAGGATTATCTCTCTTATTGTTACACTCGATAAATCCAGCATACTCTCCACCAACAATAGTAAGGAAGGAGAAATTAGATCCTTCTGCAGCAAGTTGATCGAGAGTCATCGACTGACCATTTGTGATAAGACCATCCATGATGGAAACCTTATCCAACATACTAGAAAGATTGTTTGCTGGTTGAGTAGAAAGACCCCAACCAGAAGTCCAGTCGGTAACTTTTCTGCAACTTAACTTGTCACAATCCAGGAAACTTAGAATCTGGTTTGCGTAAGCAGATACTTGTCTCAAGGCACCACTGACTTTTCCAAGAGCACCAGTCAACCAACTGATACCCTCCATAATCGGTTCAAGTAGACCATCAAGTGCCTTTAGGAGTGCAGAAACTAACGCAGCAGTTGCCTGTTCAGCGGCACAAAGAGGACCAGCAATAGTCTTGTTAATGATACTTTTAAGGAAGTTTTCAATAAACTTACGAGCATTGATACCAAGTTTCTCAAAGATACAAAAAATTGTATCCATGATTTTCTTAATTGCATTAGCAATTGGTTGTTGTTGAGGTTCGGGCACAAAAAGTGCAATAAAATCTCTGAATCTCTTACCCAACCACTTCATCAGTCGATCACGAAGGTTATTGAAAACCTTCTTCATGATACCCAAAATAATGGCGCCAGTTTTACTTACCAGTCTACCAATATCTTGGACGAAATTCTGCACAGCATCAACGTAAACCCCAAGGAATGCTGTAAGACTGTTAGTAGTTGCGATAAAACTTCTAATCGCATTAGTAATTTCACTTAAAAAGTTACTTTCACAACCATTGGGAATAGTTGCCTGAGTTCCACCACCAGCAAATGCAGTTTCAGCATCACTCTCTGGATAGATTTGATCTGGGTTTTTAGATGCCCCACCAGTAGGTTTTCTTTCTGTACTGGCATTCTCAGTTGGAGTTTTTAAATCAGTGTCATTTTTGGGAGGTCTCTGGGTAATTCCAGAGTTCAATGCTTTTTGTGCTCCGATGCCAGAATATGCTTTGAATCTAGAACTACCTTCTTTCTCTACTTCTTTAGTTCCGATCTTACTTACTGCATTTGGATTTCTATGAAGAGCACCAAAAACTACTGGTTGTTGTCCCTCATCCCCATCAAGGAAAAACCCAAATACAGTTTCTCCACCGACCATTTGACTAGACTCACCAAGAGCACCATGACCAGTTCCCTGACTAGCAGGAACCATCACATGTGCCCAAGGCAAATCTTTATCATGAAGTTCATTGCCAGAAAAGGGATGATACCCAATGATGCGGACTTTACAACGATAAGCCCAACTCATCCCCAGTTCTTTATCACTGTTGGATGTTTTTAATTCGGTTTTACCATCTCTCCAATATTTTGGATGAGCAACTTGACCAATCCACCAAGTGAATTGGTCTCTGCCCATAAATTGAGACTTTAAAAGGGTATCATCCATAATTAGGAATATCAGTCTTCGTAAATCCTACACTCAGACGCATCTGGGTGAGTGTCACAATACAACTCAAGTGGAGTGGGATCGTGATGATCTTCTGGATGACGCTCTGCGTATGCTTGCAGATCAGCCAGTTCCTGTTCTGTATGTCTGCGTGCTTGAGGAGATGTCTGGGGATTGTCCAGAATTTCCTTATCAGCTTTGATGTGTGCTTCGATGTTTTCCATGTGTTTTGTTACTAAAGACCATAGGAGTCTCTGATCAATGAGATAGATGTGGTTGCTCTTCCTTTTTCAAAATGATGCCTCAAGTTCTTAATAAGGTAGTAACCACTCATCTGTTCATCAACTTCAACTCTGTTATTTGAGGGAGAACCCGAGTCGGGCAGTATAACTTTTACAATGTCACCAGCTTTTAGACTGGCATTTAGAGGCACATTGATATTTAGTGACTGACTGAACAGCAGGTTATATCTGGCATATGACTTCGCCATATCGGCATTGTCTCTTCCAGAGTCTTCTGTAATCGAGTCACTAAACATGCCTCGGTCAGAAGATCTAACGAGTATTCTACTCGGAGTTTGAGTAAAAAACTCAGGAAGTCCGTTTGAGTTATCAGATCCTAACTTGTTTCCAAGTTCGTTATCAAGAGTGTAATCGTATCTATCAAGTGAGAGATTATATGGATTAAAGAAGAACGTTCTATTGCCATATAATCCAATTCTTAAAGAACCCAAGAGTTCTGTATTTTTCTCTAAAACATGTTGAATAATCTTATTAGAGAGTGATGCCTTTACTTCTCCACTAATTTCAGAACTGTATACGAAAGTTTGAATTGATTTTTCTCGTCCACCAATAGGTTGAGTTGTTTTCGAAACCATTGATTCGATACTTCTAAAATTAAATCCATCGGCATTCTCAAAGAAAAAGTACCCTGATGTTCCTTTTGCTTCTCCAGTCTCTCCATCACCACTTGTTCCAGATGGTTTCTTTGCTGCAGGGATTCCTTTAGGTCCCAACCATTTCAAAACCCAAAATGGTTTCTTTTGATTGCCATAAAAACCATACGAATTTACTGTTCTCTCAATCGTACCTATTCTATCAGTTTCCAATACATTTTTCAAGATATCTTCAACGTGTTCACTAATAGATGCCTTCCCATACTTTTTAACACATCTGGAAGTTTCATTACTAATGGCTTCCAGAGATCTAAAATGCAAATAAAAGTTCTCCGTATTTTCTTTTGACATGTAGTTACTAACACTAGTAACATACAAAGGTTTCTTCTTATTTCTACTGAAAAGTCCTTTGACATTGGCAATTTCAACGTCAAATCTCTCCCCACTACGAATAGGAAGTCTATTGTATAATCCCGTAGTGTTAACGATATGAGCCCTTGCAGTTACTGTAGAGGAAAGGATATCCTCAAAATAATCAAATGAACTAATATACTGCGAAATGTCCTCCGCTCTCTTTCCATCATTAGATGTCAGAGTCGCTTCGTTATAGGTTATAGCTTCTAACTCTTGTGCCATTAGGAGACCAACTTATTGTAGAGAACTGCTTTTGCGAGTTTTAGGGCAACAGCAGAATCAGAAGGAGGTACAATTGTTGCCGTCTGTCCATTACCCATCTGAACAACCATTGGTGGTTTGGAACTGCCACCGCCAGTTGATATATTGATGAGTGTTGTACTATTTACCATGTTCGTAGGATTGTTATATGAAGTATATGTAGAGACCATTTGACTCTCGGCTTCTACTGGAGTTTTTCTACTCATAACCATACTATCGGGAACACCACGATTAACAGGAGGTGAAGTTAAGTTTGCACGTCCCTGTTGAGATCTCTCATACTCTTGTTGTTTTATTAGTTTTTCCAATTCTGCTGCAGTCTGTCCAGTAGCAGTTTGCCATCCATTGTTCTCATCATATCTTTGATATACGGTTTCTTTTTTGGTCCTAGCACCACGAAGTTGAACCTTTTTCGTCGTCTTTCTTATATCACCAGGTTTTGGTTTTTGTGTTTGTATTGTGGCAACTTGGTTTGTACCAGCAAGTGCAGTAGTACCATTGACATTGCCAGGATTCTGTGTTGTTGAGACTGTAGGTTTAGTGATTGTTGATGGTGCTCGATAAATTTTACCTCTTTCACCTCCATAAATGTTATCATACCCCTCTGGAGACAATTCTGTACTGAACGACGCCCTACTCGATGAGTTCGATAACACATTTCCATTGTTGATAACGACACCAATATGAGCCTGTGGTTCAGGATCCCCTGGGTAACGAGTATTATAGTTAATCATAATGTCGCCAGGTTGTCTCTGATCACGAGGAATCTCAACATATCCAGCGTCGATCATTTTCTTCTCAGCTGTAGGAACCCACAAAGAATTCCCCCAGGGTGGCGTCAGTCCTGCTGCCTTATAGACCTGATTAACTGACCAAACGCATCCATTCCTACCCCAGTCTGTTTCCTTTCTATTACTATTCATCCCCTTTAGACTCTCTGCAGCGTCTGCAAGAGACTTAAGACCACCACCAGGAGCGACAGGTGCCTCAGGAGTACCTTCCATAACATTAGATACTGGTCTTGCTTGTCCAGTTGCGGGATCACCACCACCAAAAGTTCTACTTGCAAAATCAATTTCAATTTTTCCAAAATCATCAACAGCCTTGCGGAACTTTGGCATGTCCATCATCGATGTTTGAGGCTGGACAACCTCTAAACCCTCTTTGGTTGTAGTTGTATCTGTATCTGTCTTTGTTTTATCTGCATCATCCGAAGCTTTCTTAACGTCTCTTGCGAGAAGAGCACCATCAATAGCAAGAGAAGCAGCAGTACCAAATCCAGGGACTGTTGATGCCACACCAGATGCAAGTTCTCCAGCAGCACCAAGTAGATCACCCTTCATAGCTCTCTCAACAGCGAAGATTCCTCCCAATGCAGCGCCAACAACTGGAATCTTTTTGCCTAGTAATTTACCAATACCCTTACTAGCTACCTTCTCTGTACCTTCCTTCGCAAGAACCTTTCCACCAGCTTCAATAGCTTCTTTACTGACAAGTTTTCCTGCGGTCTCTACACCCTCTTGTGCAACTTCTTTAGTTACTTTTTTCGCTGCAGTCTCTGCACCCTTTTGTGCAAGTTTCTTGCCGAAGAATCTCTTTGCAAGATTCTCGCCAACCATCCCAAGTCCAACAGAACCAAGAAGTCCTAAGGCACTAGAAACAAATCCACCTCCACTTTGATCGCCACCGACTTTAGAGATATCAAATGACTTTAGTTTAGAAAGTTCTCTATCCGTAAGTGTAGGCGCACTGTCAACTTTATTCTTTGCTTTTTCCAGAAAATTTGTTAATTGACTAAACTCAACTTTACCCCTACCGAGTTCCCTTTTAGATCTTTTAAAGATCGACTCGACAACTTTCTGTTTTCTGGTGATGTTATTTCCAATCATGGCACTAGCTTGCACTGATTAGGTTATAGAGACTAATGGTTCCCAGTCTTTCCATATTATCCTCATCATAAGGCATATGGAATGGAACTGTATTAGCGGCAACAGATGGTGCAGGAACATTGGAGGGATCAATTTGACCAGAACCTTGATCTCCCATACCTGTATTGATTACCTGAACATTATTTTGACCCACCTGAGTTTGTGGAACCTGAGCAACCGTACCGATAGTCTCGGGCGAAGTTGCAGCACTCGATTGTGGTCCTGCGGGGTCAATCATAGTCTCTGGAGTCTGTGGTAAGACTCCACCTTGAGCCCTAACCTTCTTAAGATTTTCATTGTAAACCTGCAAACTTTGAGCTGCGGTTCTAGATGTCTGGTTGTATTGTGGTGTCATACTCGCCCATACACCACCCAACTTCGTCATGTCTGCCTCTGTAAGAGGTTTATTGAGATCGACTCCCCTCTCTCTGGCAAGGAACATCATAAGTCTATTCTGATATTCTTCACTAAAAGTCTGTTTGGTAATATCTACGTTAGGATCCATCCTCCTAGCATGTTCCAAGAGGTAAGTAAACTGTCCTGCACCAACTGCGGCAGATTTCTGAGTCTTTCCACTCCTATCTGTAAATTGTGACTGTGGATCCTGTAAGAACCGTGTCTGGAGATCATCTACTTCTTGAAGTGTCTTTCCAGTAATATCACCATACTTCATCTCACCCTGACGATCACCGAACCATCTACTATAACCACCTGGTCCAGAAGTCCCTTCCAATTGAGTGATAGTTTGAATCGCGGCTTTTGCCTCTGGAGTAGTAACACCAGCAACTGGTCCACTGGGACCAGAACTCATAGGAGAACTGGTGGGAGTTGAAGAACTTGGAGCTGGTTTTTGTTCAGATCCCTTTCCAGGAGGTTTTGGTGGAGCCTCAAGCAGTTTCTTTACGAACTTACTAAAATCATCTACAGTCTTATTAAAGATATTTACATCTTCTTCTGGAATTGCAGGTGGAATTTCAATTGGTTCCCCAGTAGGACCTTCTGATGCACTCGCTGCACCAGCACCAATCAATCCCAGTCCACCAAGACCAAGGAGCAACTTACCTTTCTTTCCACCAAAGAATTTCGCAAGGGCACCTCCACCCTTCTTTAATAACCCTTTCTTAGCACCTCCAGCAGCAGCGGCACCACCCAATCCTAGAGCAGCGGCACCCAGAAGGCCACCACCACCATCTCCTCCTTTACCTTTTACTTTACGAAGATCTTTGACAAGTTTCTTGATAAAGGATCTAACCTTTACTACAAGATCGGTGGTTTTCTCTAAAGATTCATTAATAGAATCTATTCCACGAGAGAAGTCACTCAATGCTGAAGGATCAGCAAGACTTCTCATATAATCTGCAATACCTCCAAAGGCATTGAGGATACCATCCAACTGAGGCATCTGCACCTGAGCGGAAAGTGATCCTGTCTTACTCAGCGCGTCAGAAACCTTCTGCTGAATAAACTTGTTGATATTTACTACGTTGGACTGATCTCCACCACCAACTGTTTGGGAGATGTTCTGAATGACTGAACCCAGTCCATTAGGAGCAGCCTTTACCTTGCCCTTAAATGCATTTCCAAGTGCAGATCCAATAGACTTACCACCAAAGAGACCAGCCCGAGAACCACCACGAAGAGTCTTTGCTCCAATTTTCTTGGAACCTCTTCTTAGTATACTTTTTGGTCTAATGGAGGTAAGTTTCATTACTGATTAGCAGCTCTTTGTTGTGCTTTGAGATTCTCTTCTTCAATATGCTGTTTCAGCAACCCTACATAAATGTCCCGTTCCCAGGGCATCATATTTTCGATCTCTGTCAAGCTGTATTTATGGAACTGCATGAGAGCGAAATTAATTCTAAAGTATGCCTCAAGATTCATCTGAGACATTACTAAGCGAAAAAACTCGTCAATCCCTCCAGAACGACAGTATTGTTTTCGCCAGTATTTGGGTTTCTCACATTCATTGTATGAGAAAGTTTGGGCATAGTCTCAAAGAATCTTTCAATCTTCTTGAATTGTTCGGAGGTCAGTCCTTCAATCCAAGAAACCATTTCTTTCTTACTAATATCCTCGCTAGCCCAGGCGTCTTCTTCAGTATAAATCTGTTCAATGCACGACGCAATGATTTCAAAGGATTGTTCGACTTCGTTGACATCATCGCCTTCTACGGTGAAGTTGTTTTTAACGAATTCCTCCATCGAAGGATATTTCATTCGAATCATGATGTCATTATCAATTCGAATATCAGGCGTATGTTCTGGATCTTTTACGACTTCGATCTCATCAATAAAGACACTCACTGGTACTTGCGTTACCCCGTCATCTCCGCAAGTGATGATAAGATCTACAGATTCAGAAACAGACTTACCACGAATGTTTAGGAACAAGTATTCAATGTCAAATGTAGGAAGTTGTTCTACTTTGATTCCTCTAGTAAGAACACAATCTTTCAATACTTGTTTGATGGCATCAGTAATTTGTTTTGTATCTTGACTCTCTAATGCCAGGATTAGAATTTTTTCTTCTTTAACTAGAAAGGGTCTAAACTTTACAGTCTTTCCAGTAGAGGGTAAAGTCAACTCATAAGTTGGGGTTGAGATCTTTGGTAAGGGCATAATAATTTAGATCAGTGATTTATTTAGGTTGGCTTATTGAGCAGAGGTGAATTAAACTCTTTAAGTGTTGGACTTACTCCAAATGTTGGGTTTTCTCCTAAGAATGGAGATGGGGAACCAACATCCCATGGGGCTCTTCCGTCATTTACATTTGCACTAGAAGATGCAAGTTTGTTGCCCTCAACATCAGTTGGTTGTTCCGCTTTTTCTGCAGGAACAACTGGTTGGCCAGTATGTACGAGAGTATATCTATCATACTTAAAGTCAACTGTAACTTTTAGTACTTGTGCTTCATCGTAGGACAAGGGAACGGAATTGATATTGATTGGGAATGCGTTGATAAAGACATACATCAACTTATTACCAGGTCCAAAATTTCTTCCCTTGAGATTGCCAATGTCTCTCTCAAATTTAGTTACAGAAATTTCTCTACGATATTCTATGGGATAACGATGTCTATGGAAACTCTGAATATCTCTTAAAGATGGATATCCGCCAGGAGATGCTGATTTGAGTTTGCCGATGGATGGATCATAAAGTGGATTGATAAAATTCATCCACTCTTGAAAAAGTTTCAAAATTCTGTAATCGGAGGAGACATAGAATGTCATACTCAGATCATTGTAGATCTTTCTAGTAGGAAAAAATTCCTCAAGTCCCTGCCTACTTCCAAGTTCCGTAAATGTCTCAACACTTGTTCCAGGCAACATAGTCTCTGAACACAAGAAATCGAATCTTTGTGGTTCATCAGCACCAAAAACACCTGCACTGGTCAACCATTCGGACAGTCGGTCCATATTCTGACCACTGGTGACCTTAGCCAGATTTAAATTTACTTTGTAATGATTTGAAGTAGAAGGAGAACTCAAGTAGTTCTGAAAACTTCTCTGATTTCCTCCATTCGCATCCACATCTACAAGATATGGAGAATTGCCGTTCTCCACACGTCTATGATTAGCACTTTGACCTTTATTAGACATGGATAAATACTAAGATCCTTTATACTATGTATATGTCCTACAAAGGAAAATATAAACCAGAGTATCCCAAAAAATACAAGGGCGACCCTACAAATATTATTTATAGGTCACTTTGGGAGCGAAAGTTTATGAGGTACTGTGATCTGAATGAGAGTGTATACCAATGGCAATCTGAAGAATTCTGCATTCTGTATAAATCTCCACTAGATAATAGGTATCATCGTTATTTTCCTGACTTTTTTGTAAAGTATATTGACGCAACGGGAAAAAGAAGGGTTATGGTCATTGAGATCAAACCTAAGAAAGAAGTTCAAATGCCCCCAACAAATCCCAAGAAAAGAACAAAGGCCTGGGTTCGAAGTGTTGAACTGTGGGCAGTAAATCAGGCAAAATGGAAGGCAGCGGAAGAGTTTTGTGCGGATCGTAATTATGAATTCAAAATTATGACCGAAGACGAACTAGGAATCAAATGATCGCAGAAGAAATCAAACAAAAAGCAGGAAAACAAAATAAGAGTGCCGATTGGTATATTGCTCAACTAGAAGAGTCCCTTTCTGGACTGCAAGATCCAGACATCAGCACAAGTGATACTGGTTGGATTGAAGTTGGGAGTTTGGTCTTCTTTTCTTATGGTGCGGCATATCCACAGAACTATGACTTTTGGGACATGCAACCTCTAGTATTTGTCCTAGAATTTTTGAGAGATGGATTTCTTGGTGCAAACTTACATTATATAAATCCAGATTATAGAGATGCCGTTGCGAAAAGCCTAATAAATAAGTCCAGAGGGGCAAGTGTACCCAAAAATTCCTTGCACAAATATTTTTACTCTGGTGTTGGAAATCTATATAAAGTTCCAGACGATGAAGATTGGGCGAGTATTTCGTTATTACCCACAGAAAGATTTGTTGACAAACGTGGGAAAAAGTATCCCAAATACAGGGCCTGGAAGTAATGGCATTTCAAACCGTCAAATTAGATCCACCAATCACTCAAACTCTCAATGGAGTTGTGATTGAATATGTCTTGGAGTATGACTTCCAGGAAGCAAAAGTTCGTGTAATTGAAACAGGGACTAATAAGGCAACCCCAGATGTTATCTACACAGACGGTGACTGGACAAAAAATGCTCTCATTCTTGCTCTGAATGCTAGAGATAAACAACGTTTTCACGAAGCAATTCAAACTGCAATCAGAGCAGAATATACAAGAAGAGGTTCCGCTTTCTCTGGAGGACAATCAAGAAAAAAACCTCCACTACCACCCTGGGCAGCACAACCAAGACAAGGACTTTATGCCTCTAGTCCAGCAACGACACCAATCTCCTCCAACGGAGAACCAATTTCGTATGCAAATCCAACTGGCACTTCTAACTTAGGGACAACGATTGCAACATTAATTAAAGGTGCCTTTGATCCCATGGCTGTTATCACTCAATATGACGTTACTAATTACATAACGGCAAATGAGAGAAACGCCTCAATTGTACCATTAATCTATCCTATTGATATGTCCAACCTCCAGGATAGGATGGTTATTCAGTGTTATTCATATCAACCACCCACCAGAGAAGGTTTCATTGAATCTAGAGACGATAGATCAAATATCCTCACCAAAGGATTGAAAAGAGGAACCGCACTAAAATACAAAGTTGGTGGAGGAGTAATTC